GTAGCTGGAGCATCACGGTGAAGGCGTGGCGCCGGGCGAACAACTTCGCGATCTCGGCCAAAGGCGCCATCGAGGGGGCTTGGATCGACCTGAATAAGAAACAGATTGCCGTCTCCCCGCAGTCTTCGCAGACAGTTTCGTCGAACGGCGGCAACCCGCGCGCCTGTCAGAACGTGATCACGGTTAATCCGTCGTCCATGCAGGTGTCCGTTCAGCAAATCTTCTCGTAACCCTCCCGCGATATAAAAGCGTGGGTCCCAGCGGTCATAAGTCGGCGAGCGCCTTAAGGCGTTTCGGGGGGCCGCAGTCGCTGGGACCTACCTTGACCGAAAAAAAAATTCCGGCTACCGTATGGTCACCCTAGGAGGCGAACCCTACGGAGCGCCCCCATGGATGACGACAATCTCCTGACCAAGGACCAATACGAAAATGCTGTGCGCCTGGCTGATGAAGGCGTACCTGTACGCGCCATCGCTCGCGCGCTGAACGCCCCCTCTGCCGATGTGCGCGCCGCCCTGACCGACGCTCTACGTCTCGGCCTGATCACCGAAATCCCAAAAGACGACTGGCCGGCCGGTATGGCGCGGAGTTCTCACTTACCGATGATAAACGGTGAACAGCGATCAGAAGCCGAGATGCTTCTGTCCGCGCAACGCGTACTGGGGCTCACGCCACTCGAAGCGAACTTTGTGGTCGTCTTACTCAAGCGCGACGAAGTTGACCGGAAGACGTTGCACCGGGTTGTCGAGCACCAGCGCATGGTGCGCAACACGCGGCCGAACGATTTGGAGCCGACGAACGAGAAGATCGTGGATGTGGTGATCTGCAAGCTGCGTAAGAAACTCTCGACACACGAGATCGAGATCACTACACTCTGGGGCAGCGGCTACTACATGCCCGAGGATAGCCGGCGCCGCGTCACGGAGTTGGTACATGCCAGTGAAATCAAAACCTGTAACGGCCGTCCTGTCACCTCCAGCCCCGCCTCCGACGGTAGCGCCGCCGATAATTGACGAGGACATGCTGAAAGCGTTGCTTGAAGTCCCGTGCAGCGCTGAAACGAGCCCACAGCTACGCGGGGGCGCCTCGTACTCGCTCTTGGATGTATTTGACCGCCGGGTGGAGCGCGTATTCTTCGTAGAAGTGCTCAACTCCGCAATGCTCTTATCGCAGAAGCTGTACTGTCTCGGAACGCTGGGACACTGCATAGACGATTTGGCGTCCGGGAAAATGTCGACGACGCGCCTTAACGACGCGGTGAAGGGCATCACTGAGCAGGCCGAAGGCCACAAGGCCCGGCTTAATGCCTTGATGGAGCAAGTTTATGCGATGCCGCAAAATAGTCCTACGAAAAATTAAACTTTCTTGTCCTTGATGTACACAAGGATGCCGCCAATGTATTCTGGTGCAATGAAGATGGGGTTCTCGGGAAAATTGGCCACAGTGCTGTGGGTCGCTGGCGACCTTGGCGCTATCGGCACTATCGCTGCGTCCCTGGCGGGCCTGCTGCCGCCGTTGGCCGCCTTAATTGCGATTATGTTCTATATAATCCAGATCAAGGAAAGCGACACGATATCGCGGGCTCTCCGTAATTGGCGCCTGCGTAAGTTGACCCGCCTGCGCGCACGGGCTGTTGAATACGAGTTGTTTTTGCAGCACAAAGATAAGGATTTGACTGGACTGGTTGCAGCGAACAAAGTTCATATTGCCGCTGAGACGGCTGCGTCATTATCAACTGAGAAGCAGTTTGAGAAAGACGAAGCTGCTAAGTCCACCCCAGCGCGGTTACCCGAGGTCTGACGCTCTTCTTGCGTCCCCACAGGTGCGTTGCCACGTAATTTACCATCCCCCCGTGCACGATGAGCGAGACATATTGTAGGTCGTCGACTACGTGCGAGAAGCCTTCCTTGTCGTTTTTTTCCGGCTGGGGCTTGAGCGCGCCCTCCTTGGTCTTTTTGTAACGATAGCCTCCAGACATGGCGCGGCACAACATAGGGCATCCTGCGCGGTTGATAAGGAGTGTAGGGCCGCCATTAGTTTGTCTTGCAAGTAGTGCTTCGACTGCCCGGATGCGTGGCGCGATATCGTTTGTAGAAGCCGGGAAAGCACTGAACCCGAGGCGCTTAAGTGCGTCAAAGCAACTTTCCTCCGCGACTGTTCCTTTAGCCACTCCTGCCGGATCGCCGATAACCGCGACTTTGAACCCGAGGTATTTTTCCTGCATGAGGCGCGGCCGGAGTGATTGGTTGACATGTTTCTCTAGTCCTGTGTTCGTGGCTGGGACTTCTTCGTGGACGAGAAGCCGCCCCATGTGGTCCATCTGACAAATAAGTGACCACGGGTTTCGACCGAAATCCTGACCGACCAGTAGTGGATATCCAGGAATGAGGAGAGTTTGATCCACAATGTGAAAGTCAGGCCGAAAACTTTCCTTGAAAACTGCCGCACTAGAAGGATCGTTTCCGTACTTCGCGTAGACATATCGTTGACACCAATCACTTGTCTCTCCGTACATTTCGATGAAGCGCTCGTAGTATTTCCGCCCTTGTGCTATGCGCCTTGGATCCGACGGCAAAAGTTTTGAAGTTTCGTCCGTCTGCACGAGGTACGGTAAATTTTCCGCACTGCTCGAAAGTCCGGATGGCTGAACAAACTTCTGCCAGTTGGCTGGCAAGTTCTCCATAAACGTATACCACGGTGTCATCTCTGTGGGCATGTTCGTGTCCGCTATCAGCCCAAACCATGTCGGGGAGCCGCGTTTGCCAGATGGGTAGCGTCCCAACCGCCCAGTAACAGGCCCAATAACATCCAAGTTCATTTCGATACACTCGGACAGCCACGCGCCCGTCAACTGCATAGACAATAAACGCGCTTGATCCTCCGCGTTCTCCAACGGTATGAACACCCACTCGGAAACCACGTTGTTGAAGTTCAAATAGAAGGTACTGTCCGATACTTTCCACATGCCTAGGCCACTCAACCAACTCTCGCAATCTTTGAGAACGGTATCTTTTAGCTGCTTCAAAGTCTGCCGGACTACAGCGAAGCGCGTGTAGCGGCGGCCGTCCGGTGCTGGGGATTGCTGTATTGAACGGCGTAGGAGTTCGATTACGCATGCTGTGGTCTTTCCCGAGCCCACGGGGCCGGCCGCGATGCGGCCGAACGCCTCGCTCGCCATAAACCGCGATAGTGTTGGCGGCGCTACGTAATTTAGGTCCGCCATTCTACCCACGCTTCTTTGCTCTCGGGTTGGCGCCGCGGCTCCAGGTAGATTGGCCAGCGCGCCGTCAGTCCGTACTTCGGGTGGGTGAACCACAGGAGTTGCGATGGAGTAGTGAATTTGGCCCGCAACCCAATACGGCCGTGTTCGTTGTACCCGATAAACGAGTTGCCGACAATGATGCCATCAATATCAACGCGCTGATGCCAATGACCCATGACAAGCGTATCAATGTCCACTCCAATCTGCGCTTCACTATCGTGGACTTTGAGCGCACCGCGCACAATCGGGCCAAGTGCACCAATGATCCCGTCACCGCCCTTGACGCCGTTTGTGTCGCCATGGGTGAGCAGGTAGCGGTGTCCGACGACTTTGAAGATCGCATCAGTGCCTCCGGGGATCATGAACTGGATGTTCTTGGACTTCCTGAAGTAGCGCTCCAGGTTGCAGTAGATCACCCACTCGTGGGATGTGTAGGCCGGCGCCTTGGCCACCCGAAACTTGGAGTACATCTTGTCGCGTGGGTGGTTGCCGGTCACGCAGGGTACGAACAGCCGGCCGAACTTCGAGGCCATCTGCTCTAGGCAGCCCGCCAGCATATCAGTCGTCTCGTTAATGGCTTGCTGGTTGGTGCGGTCGTTTGTCATGATCAGTTCCGGGTGGATGTTTCCAGTGATCATGTCGCCGCCGATCATCACCACGGCGCCGGGGTAGCTGTACTTGGCGCGCCCCATGTGCTCGTAGGCTAGCTCCACGGTGGTGTCGACCAGCCGCTGCGCGCGGGTCCACGCCACCTTCATGTTGAACTCGTTGAGGCCGTTAGTGGTTTCGCGTTTGACGATCTCGCCGATGTGCCAATCAGTCCAGAGACACGTCGGGACGCCACGGACGCCACCACGGCGCGGGCGCTCGATCCACTCCGGAGGTTCCGGTGTGCGCTCCGTCATGAGCATGATTTCCCGACGGATGCTCTCACGCGTGTCTTCTTCGCGCCGCACGCCGGCGAGGTCACGCTTGAGGAGGGTGATCTCCGTGTTCTTGCTGGTGAGCATGGTCATTGCGTCGGCGAGGCGTTCTTTGTCAGTTTTTTGTGGTGCGCTCATTCTGTCTATATCTCCTATGTCTTTCTTGGCCTAGCGGTGAACGATCATATAGACGCTGGCTTTCACGTCTGGCCGGGGATGACAGTGAGAAGCGCAGGCTGCACTCCAGGCCCTTCGGGGAGTGCCGGTATTTCAGGTCCGCGGATCGTTTGGCCAATCGTTTCTTCAAATTTAAGCTGGTCATTACCGATTTTGATGTTGATGGTGAACTTTTCGCCGTTGGCTGTTTCTCTGGTTTGCTCGCCCGCGCCCGCGAGTTTCGCGAACATCTTGGCGGCCTCGATGACGGCGGGGAGGTTTTCTTTCGCATCAATCATTCTCGCGGCTAGGACATGCAGACTGTCTTCGAGCGCGGCAGAAGCCTTGACGGCGATACGTTTATTCGTCGTGCCGGCGGCCTCCCACTCTATCAAGAACGTCTCATATGCGCGCTTATAAAGACGGTTGGGCCGTACAAACGCGTCAAACTGATCCTGCGTGAGGTTGTTCGCAGCCAGCGTGATCGCGGGGTCGCGCACCGCCCACGCCATTTCACGGGCGATCATGACGAGTTTCGTGTCGTCCAGGTTGGGCGCCGGCGTTACCGCCGCGGTAACGTGGTTTGCTGGATCGACCGAAAGTAAAGCAGGACTGTGCGTATCGGCCATATCGTAAACTCGTAACTGAGCGCGTTACTCGCGTCAAGGTGAAACGTGCTAACAATCTGTTAACGCGCGGAGGTTACCGTCTGGACCACTCGCGCGTCGGGATGCACAAACCATGTCAGATATGGCGCTCGGCCAACAGGGGCTACATTCATTCACCCCCGAGGCACAGCTTCAAAAGCAAGATGCGGCCGCTGCACAGGCTAAAGCTGCCGCCGCGCAGCCGCAGCAAGCGCCGCCGGTTGAACTTGTAGGATACATCCGTGGCCAGTTCGAGATATTCCGGAACCACCGCAACACGGTGAACGGGTGGTCAGAACGCCTCTTGGTAGCCTTGCGCGCCTTCAACGGCCAGTACGACGCTACCAAGTTGAACGAAGTTCGCCGATATGGCGGCTCCGAGATTTATGCGCGGCTGATCGCTCAGAAGTGCCGTGCGGCTAGCTCTTTGCTGCGGGATATCTATCTTGGCCAGGATCGCCCGTGGGGTGTCCGGCCGCCGGTGAACCCCGAAATTCCGCCGGAAATCATACAGAATATCGACCAGATGATGAAGGTCGAGGGGCAGATGGTCGCGCAGCACCGCGGGAAGCCGCCGGACCCGACCGATGTGCAGCAGCGCCGGACTGCGCTGGTCGAGAGTGCCCAGGACGCCGCCAAGAAAAAGGCGACCCAGCAGGCGCGCGACAGCGAAGATAAGATCGAGGATATTCTGCGCGATGGCGGGTTCTATCACGCGCTCGCCGAGTTCCTGGTCGACTTGCCTATATTCCCATTCGCAGTAATAAAGGGCCCAGTTGTCAAGGTTATCCCGCAAGTTACATGGCCGAAGGGGGGCGGGGCGCCGACCGTTGTTCAGACGCCGAAACTCACCTGGTGCCGCGTATCGCCGTTCGATATCTGGTGGACGCCAGGCGTCGCCGATATCGAGAACGCTAATGTCATCGAAAAGCTGCGGGTTACCCGCGCCGAATTGAATGATCTGCTCGACCTACCCGGCTACAACCAGGACGAAATCCGAGCGGTTCTTGATGAGTATGGCCGCGGCGGCCTTTACGATAACTGGGATACGACTGACGCCGAGCGGGCGGTACTGGAGAACCGGGAGAACCCTGCCTGGAACCGCTCGATGATGCTCTCCATGATGGAGTTCAACGGCAACGTCCAGGGGCACATCCTTCAGGACTATGGCCTCGCGGTGCCAGATGAGTTGCGTGACTATCACATCTGCGCGTGGTTCGTCGGCTCCCATATTATAAAGTGTCAGATTTCGCCAAGCCCGCGGCAGCGGCACCCGTACTTCCTTACATCGTTCGAAAAAGTGCCGGGAACGCCAGTAGGCAATGGCCTGACTGACCTCCTGGCCGACGTGCAGGAGGCCGCGAACGGCACGCTGCGCGCCCTCATCAACAACTTCAGCATTTCTTCAGGCCCCCAGGTCGTAGTGAACGACGACCGTCTTTCCCCAGACGAGAGCGGAGAGGACCTGTATCCATGGAAACGGTGGCACGTCCGGAACGACCCAGTCTCCAACGCTTCGCAGGCTCCGGTGACTTTCTTCCAGCCACAATCGAACGCCCAGGAACTGATGGGGGTGTTCGAAAAGTTTGTGTCTATTGCCGACGACGTGTCAGCGATACCCAAATATGTGGGCGGACAGGCTGGTGCAGGTGGCGCCGGGCGCACAGCATCGGGCCTTGCGATGCTAATGGGCAACGCCTCCAAAATCTTGCAGACCGTCTCAGCGAATATCGACAGAGACGTATTCGAGAAAGCACTTACACAGTTGGCTGACTTAATCTTGCTGACAGATACGAGCGGCTTGCTCACCGGTGAGGAGAAAATCAGTGTCGAAGGTGTCAACGTGGCTGTTCAGCGCGAGACGCTTCGCCAGCGCCAGATTGAGTTCTTGCAGGCGACGAACAATCCTACCGACCAGCATATTGTTGGCCTTAAAGGTCGTGCTGCTGTTCTGCGCGCTGTGTCTACAACTATTGGGCTTGATGGTGATGAAATTGTGCCTCCCGAGCAAGTCATCGAGCAGATGGAAGCCGCTCAGAAAGCACAACAGGCGCAGGGCGGACCGCTTCTAGAGCAGGTGCAAAAAGGCGTCGCGGAGGGCGTCAAGAGCGGCGTCCAGAGGATATCTACCGAACTGACTGCCGGCCTGCTTGCCGAACAGGCACACATGCCCGAGGGCATGCCCACGCACATCGGCACGTTACCGCAGGGTAATGAAGGCCCTGTCGGGCAGCCAGGTAGCGCCGGCACCGGCGGACCTGGAGCAAACGGACCGCCAGGCTCGCCGGGCAATCAGCCGCCGCGCGGTGTTCCAGGCGGTATGGCGCCGAACAGTGCCTCTGTTGTGGGAAATCAACCAGGAGCACCGCGCCCCGGCGTGCCGCGGATATCACCGGGGGTGGGTTAATACTCTCGCAACAAATACCGGCTAGTGTCGCCGGGATCGTTTTGAGGATCGCACATGGCCGGCATCACCCAATCCTTTCAGTATGACCGAAACCAGCGCGGTTTAATTCTCGCGCAAGTGGTTCAAGCTATCATCGCTGGGACGGGTGCAGGCGGCGCGATTGGCGGCAACACTGGTGCCGCTGGCATCACTGGTTCACAGACTGGTCCGACCGGCCCGGCCGGCAACATTGTGACCAGCAGCATTACAGGGCCGACCGGCCTGGCCGGATACGGAACAGGCATACAAGGCCCGCTCGGTTATGTGGGCAAAACTGGCTTCACTGGCCCGACTGGCCTCACTGGCTTGACGGGAGGCAGCCCTCAAGGGCCGCTCGGCCCGCAGGGCGTCGCCGCTGGTATCACTGGCGCGACTGGCCCAACAGGTGTCACGGCCGGCCCGGCTGGCCCGTTGGGGTATACAGGCGCGACTGGCTACACTGGCTTCACAGGTCCCACAGGCCCGACTGGTTACCGCGGCCCTGTTGGTCCGACCGGCCCGACTGGGCCGACTGGCTACAGCTTGCCCTCGTTCAATATGCCGGGGCTCAACGATCCTGGGTTCACTATCGGCTACAGCGGCGCGACGGCGACACTATTCGTTCCGCCCACCTCCAGCCCTGGTGTGACCGGTACTGTGTGGCTCAATCTCAATGCCACGGGCTTTAGCGGGAGTGTTGGCGCTGGCTCGTTGACAGTTTCGAAGGGACCGAACACATGACGACGCCGTTCCCGTTTGGCCCAATCCCTGAGATCAAGAACCTTGACGACAACCAGATCAGTCCGGTTCTCGGGCAGATCGTCGCCGCCATCAATGCGGGCGGCATCGGTGGCCCCGCTGGCCCCGCTGGCCCGCAGGGTCCTGGTCACTTGACGGGTCCGACAGGCCCGACTGGAACGCTGACTGGCCCAACTGGCCCGGCCGGCGGCGCCGGAGGCCCGGTTGGTCCTACTGGTTTTACTGGCCCCACTGGCTTCACTGGCAGTCCTGGCCCGGCTGGCCCTGTTGGCCCAACTGGCTACACTGGCTACACAGGGCTCGCGGGTATCTCTGGCTTGACCGGCGTGACCGGCCCGGCTGGTCCTGGGGGCACGAGTAAAGGTCCGACTGGCCCGACTGGCCTCACAGGCTTAACCGGTAACACTGGCGTACAGGGGTCGACTGGCCCGATGGGCGCCACTGGCGCTACCGGCGCGACGGGCCCTGTTGGGTTTAGCTTTTCGTTGTTCAATCCGCCCACTTCTGACCCGCACAAAGTCGGGCAGGTTTGGAGTAACGGCGGGACGTTGACGGTTTCCGCGGGGTAATGGACCATGGCCAATATCCAACTGCCGAATGAAGCCCCAGACAGCTATGACGATAACGAGATCAGCATCGTCATGTTGCAGGTCGCGCACGCGATCAACAACCAGCTTCTGACTGGGCCAACCGGCATCGCAGGCCCCACAGGCCCCACTGGCGCTTCTGCCGGCTGGACCGGCTTGACTGGCCCGACCGGCAACACCGCGGGCGTGTACAAGACGTGGGCGACTGGCATCACTGGGACAACGGGGTTTACGGCGACCAGTGGCTGGATCGGCGCGACCGGCCCTTATGGCAACTATACCGGACCAACAGGTCCGACTGGGTACACCGGGCCACAGGGATTGACTGGGCCTACTGGAGCCACTGGAGCGACGGGGGCGACTGGTAACACAGGCAACACCGGCCCGCAGGGCGCAAGCACATACACTGGGCCGACTGGCCCGACGTTCGGTGTTGGGACTGGCTCGACCGGCGTGACAGGCGCCACCGGCCCTCAAGGCCCGGCTGGCTTTGGTAGCGTGCCTCTCGCGGGGACTGGCTTCACCGGCGGCGTGACTGGCGCCACCGGCCCGACAGGCGCCACCGGCACGTTGGAGTACAACGCCTATCCGGCCGGCGCGGGCACAGGTATCACTGGCCCGTACGGCTACTGGACCGGCACGAACGGCCCGTTCGGCTACTCTGGTTACCAGGGCCTCACTGGACAATCCGGCTACGCGCTCGCGGCGATTGCCGCCGCGGGTGGTCCGCAGGGTCCCGCGGGTCCATCGCAGAACTCGATCTGGTTCCCGCCGACGGTTGATCCGGGTATCCCTGGTTCTGTCTGGTGGAACCCGGCGCTCGGCTTCACTGGCTGCTTCGTGATCAGTCCTGGGTTCGCAGGGGGCGGCTAATGCCCGGTTTTAATGCAGACCAAGGTAGCGGCTACAAGATTGTCGGCACCGCACCCCCGCAGTATGCCACTGGTGGCGCGTCGAGTGCCGGCGGCTACACCACCACAACTGGCGGCACTGGCACATATGCCATGCTAGGGCTTGGTCAGACGATCAAGCCACTACAGACAGGCAAAATCTGCGTCACCCTCGACGGGTTCGCCCAAATGGTTGTCGCTGCGTCCGTGGGGGCTGGCCTTGT